GAAATACCCTCCCGCACAGTGTAGCATGGGAAGGGCATTTCGCGCACAGATGTGTGGTCGGTGTTACTCGTCCTCGTCGCCATCGTCGCCGTCGCCCATCGGCACCTCGGCCATCGGATCGACGACCTCCTCGCCATCCTCCATACGCTTGGCGGCTTTGAGCGCGTCGCCCTTGGAGAGTTTCTTGGCGATAAGCATACCGTTGTGCATCCGCCTCTCAGTGGCGACAGCCACGAGCGCGGGGGACGGATCGAAGACGACCTGTCCCTTGGCGTAGATAACACCGCCGTCGGTGAGAGAGTCGATCAGAACCCTTACTGCGTCTGACGCTGCCATGCGAAGTACCTCCTGTCGGGATGGGGCTGGCGGTGAACGGGGAGTTACCGCCAGCCCCGAGGGGCAACCTAGTCGACCGTCGCGTACAGGTGCCAGTCGCTGTGGTACATGACCGGAAGACCGTACACGCCGCCGATGACCTCGACATTGATGGGGTCATCGTCGAGATTGAAGATCGGGCGAGCGAACTTGCCGCTGGAGGGAGTCTCCGTACCACCGTACATGTGCTCGGTGGTCAGGAACTCACACCACTTGTCCGGCGTGTGCGTCGGCAGGGCGATGACGACACCGTCGGCGACGAACGGAGTGAACACGCCCGCGTCGCTGACATAGCCGCTGTCGTTGATCTTGATGATAACTCCACCGAGAGCCTCCGACACCGCACCCATCGGAACCAGACCGCCGCCACGAACGAGGTCGTAGCCGAACTGGTACTGGACGAGGCTGCGGACAGATGTGGCGGCGGGGATGAAGTTGTATGTGACCTGATTCATCGTGATGGAATCGAACGAAACAGGCTTGCCACGGAAGAGCAACTTCCACGCCAGCACATTCGCGAGCGGATCGGTGGTCGCGGCTTGCGACCAGTGCGTTGCGACGGTCGGCTTGTTCCCAGCGGGAACTTCGTAGTCGATCGTCTGGGTGACACCGTCGGGGTACACGATGGGCGTGGACCCAGTGAGCATCTGCCAGCGCAGGTACTCGAGACGAGTGTCGATGCGGGTGTTGAGTTCGGCGAGACGATCGCCGATCATCTCACTGCCGTAGTTCGTGTCGTAGGTTCCCGGCTTGCGGAGGTACAGCAGGTCGGTCTCGTCGAAGAGGAACTTCTCTCTCCACTGAACCGTCTTGAACGACTTGTGCGACAGCGCGGGATGCGCACGAACGGGCGACTCGCTGTTCGGACGAACAGCGGGGGTCATGCCTGTCGCGCCGTAGGTGATATCCCACTCGATCGTGTCCGTGCCCGGACGAGCAGCCTTCATCGGACACCACGGAGCACCCTGGAAGAGTGCCGTGTTCGTACCGAACTCCTTGATAACCCCAGTGAGAATGGAGTTCTTAAGGAGCGGGTACTGATTAGCGGTTCCAGCCATTTCGGTTTCGCCTCCTTTCTAGAAGAGAAGCAGGTTCTGACCTGCGATGTAGCGGGCGTTCAGGTCCGTGATTGCGTTGGCGTCGAGACCCGTCAACTTGTCGTACTGGAACGAACCGCGAACATACATCGAGGCGTTCAGGTTCAGGTCGTTCTGGTCGGCCTTCGCCGGATCGATGTCGTCCACGATGATGCCCTGCGCGGTGCGGCGACCGTCGTCAGTGCCGTCGTCATCGTACGGGACATAGAGACCCGTTGCGGTGATGCGAGCCATGACGGTGCCCTTAACGATAGCAGCAGCCGGATCGGCGTTTGCTCCGCTTGCGAGGTGCGTGTTGTTGACAGCAGCGACGATGCCAGCACCAGTCTCCCCAGCCTTGACCGCAGCGGAGAACACTGCGGCGACAGCGAGGGTGGAGTTGATGATAGCAGCGAGTTCGGTTGCCGTGGTGGTGATTGCCTTCGCGCCGTTCGTTGCGAGGGCGACCGTGAGGACGCCATCTGCGACGGAGGCAGCGAGGGTCTCGTTGGCAGCGTCAGCGGCAGCGATAACGACAGCCAACTGGTTGCCGAAAGTCCCAGCCTGCTTCGCCGTGATGGTGATGTGACTGTTCGCGTTGCCGCCAGCGGTGGTCAGGAACGCAGCGACCGCAGCCGAGGTGTTGTCGACCGTGATACCGATCTTTTCCATGCCCTCATTGCTGGCAAGGATCTCCGTCGGCACATTGATGCCCTCAGAGAATCGGCCGTATACGGGACGAGTCATTTGGATTCGCCTCCTTTCTTATGCGTGGGAGATCCGGCGGTCAGCCGGAATGGTTGCGACGATCTCGTCGATCGCCTTCTGCTCTTCGGAGAGTTCGGCCTTGTCGCCGTCATCCTCCGATTCGGTGTAACCCATCTTCGCCGCGTCCTCAGCGGAGAGGACCACGAAGCCCTCGATCTGACCCTCGCCGAGTTCCCGGAAGTCGACCTTCGGGAAAGCCTTGAGAATCGACCGAACCTGCGTTCCGATCGAACCAGTCTCGTCTGCGGAGAGATTAACCTCCGTAGAACCGACCATGAGGATCGGTCGGGCGAGATCTGCGATTGCGGGCGGAAGACCAGCCGTGACCATCGCCGCCAGTTCAGCGGTAACGGACTCTTCGGTCGCCGTCTCCTCACGATGATTCAGAGCGGTACTGAGGTCCGCGATCTGCTGCGTCTGGGTTGCGAGTGTTGCGGACAGTTCAGTGGTCGCGGTGCTGACCGCCGAAGCGATCATCTCCTGGACCTGCTCCTGAGTGAGTTCTGCCATGTTGTGTTCACCACCCTCGTCGGCTTCGTCTTCTGCGCTGAGATAGATCGTCTCAAAGGTTTCTCCCGAAAGGGACGCCTCTTCAAACGACCTCATGCCACTTATCCACGGCTCTGGCGTCCAAGCCACATGCCGTAGGACAGCACCAACATCTTCGCCTGTGTCGTGCTTCTTGTAGGCGAGGTTCAAACCCGCACTTGCGCCGAGTTTGGTAGACAGGATCTGCTCACGCGCCACATCATTGATAGGCTGGATAAGAGCGTCCAGCCCATCAGCGGTCTTCTCGAGACCCACCACGACGCCGCGTGCGGCTTCGGGATCTTCAGTGTGCCCATTGCGGTCGTTCACCTTGAAGAAGGGAACGGTGTCGATCGTGCGAGCGTTGAAGTTCTTGATGATGTCGTCAAGAACCCCGTCAGTGATGGACAGTGTCTTGTCGGGCTGGCTCGGCCAGCGATAACTCTTATTACGAGGAAGGATCTGCTTGCGAACAAGTGTTCCGCTGGCAGTGGCAAGTCCAACCGTCATATCTTCCAAGAACACTACTTGCTCCATCAGGAGACCTCCTCTATCGCGCAGTTTACCATGTCCACAGCGATCTGGGCAAGTGCCACTATGTCGCTGGAATTATGCAAATCGGCAAGGTCAAGGAAATGCTGTACCTCCGTGGGGGTTGACGGCGCAGGAATCCCTGCTGTATTTGACAGACAGACTTTGACCTTGCCGAAGAAATCCCTAGCATTGACGCTGTTCTCCGCAAACTCCATCAACTCCGTCGCCGACATGTTCGCCTTGCTGGACGCCTTGTTGTCGGGTGCCACCTGCTTCTTGGTCTCTGCGACCTTCTGGTTGGCACCGCCCGCAGTGTTGCCTCGTCCAGGACCAGCCTTAGCCGCCCCAGACGCAGCCGCTTGCGCATTGAACTTGTCCATCGCTTGCTTGTCCAGCGTGGCTTGGTCAACAGTCGCCTTAGGAACATCTGCGCCGAGGCGATTGTTGATGTTGAGGTCGAGGCCGAGTTCCTCAACGACGCGCTGGCTCAGGGACTCGATGAAGTCGTCGCTCAGGCGGGTGCCCTGCTGTGCAATGGCGAGGAAGATAGACTCGACCGTCTTGCGCACATGGTCGGTCATATCGCTGAATTCGAACTTGGGGAACTTGGTGACATCGTCGCCGAAATTCATCTTGACCATCGGCCAGAGGATCTGGCGCATGAACGCGGTTGCGATCGCGGTCATCTCCGCTTTCTCCAGCATAAGGAACATGTCTGACTGGTCCTGCGAGAGATTGTAGGTACCCTGCCCGTTCGTGCCCAACTGGAGGAAGTGGGCAAGGATGGACATCGCCATCTGGCTGGTGTGGTGGTCAATGGACTCACGACGGGTGGACTGGTTGTTCCCGCCCTCGAATGTGAGATCGATCTCCTTCGGTATCAGCACCGCCGTATCAAGACCGATCTTGCGGATCTTGGAGAACACCTCGCGCTTCACATCTTCATTGACGAAAGCGACATTCGGCTTGGCTACACGAATCGGGATCGCGTTGATTTCGTGAGCCTTGTTGTCGATGATGTAGAGTTTGCGCAGGTTCTCGTAGTGCGGGTACGCCGCCTTGAGATCGCTTTCTCCGTACCAGTTCATATCCTTCTGGCGGTGGGTGTACCAGAATACCTTCTCGATGGGAATGAACACTCGTGTGTTGTTGCCCATGAAGAACGACTCTTGGAACACACCGACCATGTTGCCATGCTTGTCGATGATTGGCTTCGTGGTGTGCTGGCTACGAGGGGCGATCTTCTTGGGGACGATCTTGCCGTCCTTCTCGTGCCAGACGATCTCCATCATCTTGAAGCCCGCCCAGAAAGCCCCCGTCACCTCGAATAGAACTTGGCGCATGGGGATATCCATGTTCTTCAGGGCGTCGTGGCAGAACTTGGCGACTTCGCCGTCCTTGTCACCGGAGCCAGGAACGATGGAGTACTCGGTGGACATGATGGGCAACTGCAAGACGCGGAACATTGCCTGTGCCGTTCCGTTGCCGAACAGCATCGTCTCGTATGTCTTGAGCGGGATGTTGTCGGGATAGCCAGGAACCGCAGCGTAGATCTCCGACCACAGTTCAGTTCCGGGGTCACCGATCTCAGCCGTCATGGTCCTAGCACTAGACCCCTTGGGATTGTCAGGGTCTGAAGGATAGGAGTTGTACTGCTCTACAAGATCGTTCGCCCTTGCGCCGGAAGGTGTGAATACTGTTCCGACAAGATCGCGGATGCGATCCATGAGAGATGCCATTTAGTCCCCTATCAACATTCAGGATCCTGAACGAACACATTGTACCACGCGATCGGTTACCACGACAGGCCGAAGATTTCTTCGTCACTTGACACTTGTGTCCACTCGGCTTCTCCATCACTGGAGCCGCCCATGAGGAAGTCCTCAGCCCGCAACTCACCCTCGTCGAAAACACCCATGACCACATAACGCTCGGCACTACAGATGTGGCTCGTCCAGTCATGGTACGGCACCT